GGATTAAGCGATGCGGTAGAGAGTCCAAGAGCCGTCGCCGGTTTTACGGGCGCGGAAAGCCTGTGCGGTGCCGGCAGTGGCAACGACAGTCATCAAGCCAACAAGGGTCCAACCCGTGTTGGTAACCAGCGTAATCACGCCGGAGCTAGAACCGTTGACGTTCAGAACCGAGAAGTCAAAGCAGCTATTAACTTTGGCGGACGACACGAGAGCTTCCAGATCTGCCACGGTAGGCAGAGTGTAGGAAGCAGCGGATGTGCCGGGGGAACCAAGGATAAGGCCGTTTGCCAACTGGGCAGCGGTCAGAGTTGCAGTAGCGGTGGCAGTCGCAGGAGTAGCTTGAGTGCGGATCTGCACTTCAGCTACGTTGCCGTCACCGAGCTGGTAGCCACCAGCGCCATTAGGAAGAGCCATGATATTTACTCCTAGAAGGATTGAAAGGGTGGGGCGCGGGTATTACCCCGCGCCAACTATGGATTAGCCCCAAAGACGAACGGCCATTGGTGCGCGGATCACGGAGTAGCCGTACAGTACGTCAATACGGCAAGGCATACGGTCATTGTTGATGTCGTACTGGCGAACAATACGCATCGAAATGCCGTTATGAACCTGGCGCGAAGCCATATCCACACCCTGTGGCAGCAGAAGATCGGCGGTGCCGAGAGTGATAGCGTTCTTCTGGTAGATCAGGTTCTGTGGGTACTGAGTGCTTGCTGCACCAACCACGGTCACGACAGCGCCGGACTGCGGGAACGCATTGATTGTGGCCAAGGCGTTTGCTGGGCTGTACATGGCTGGAGCAACGTTAATTGAAGCCCAGTTACCCGACGAGGCCGCAACGGTCGAGGTCACAACGAACTGCTGCAACGAACCGGTGGACTGACGGGTCTGTGGGTTGACGGCATAAACGCCAGCAACCGTGAACACGTCACCCTGATTGAAGGTAGCAGAACCCGTGTCGCCGTTGATGGCGATGGTGGACTGGCCTTCAGTGGTGATGGTTGTTGCAACGGTCAGCGAAGCCGTAGCTGAACGCGTACCGGTGAGATGCTGTGCAATCGACTGCGACATATTGATTTCGTCGTAGCCAAGAACGCCCTGACCCATCATGCCGTTTTTGAACTGGCGGCTAATGGTATCAACTGGGTTGAACAGGCCTTTCATGCCTTCGACCAGACCAGCGTTAGCGGCTGGGTTGACGGTAGCATAACGGTCGTTCATTGGGACGGCGTATTCGTTCAGCTTCTGCTGGCCCTGCAACAGAACCAAAGAAGTTGAAGGAACCGAACCGGGGGTGCCGACAGTGGAGTAGATGTTCTTGTAGGCGTTAGCAACGTCAGCGTCCACAGAGGAGGCCAACTGGCTAACACGAGGCTTCAGAACACGCTCTGCAAAGTCATCCAACTGCATGGTCAATTCGGCGGAGGTGAAGTTAACGCCGATATGCTTCTGAGTGGCAACAGTCAAAGTGGTAAACTGTTCGTTGTCATCCTGCACCTGAAGGGCGGCGCCGTCGGTGACGAGAGCGCGGTCAGGCAAACGGATACGCAGGGTCGAACCAATCTTAGCACCTTCAACAGCAAAGCTGTCGTCGTACTGACGGTTCACGTTACGGGAGAGCACCAGATTGTTCTCGAGGATTTCGAGAGCTTTCCGAGTGATCATGTCAATAGTAAGAATTGAGTTAGCCATTTTGGGTCAACCTTCCAAGGTTTGTGTTAGCGGAATTTCGACGCCTCTAGCTTCTTAATCTGGCGCTGCCGTTCGGCTGCGATCCAATCTGACGTACTCATGGCTTTAACAGAGCGTGGATCAGTCGTATCGTAAGCGGAAGTTCCGCTGCCTCTTGCAGTAACCGGAGAAATCGGCGAAGGAGCGCTCGAAGATTTCTTTACGGGCGGATCAGAAGCCAATCTAGCTTCGATCTTTCCAATTTCTTTTGCCTGCAAGATAGGTGGCAAACGAGCAATGCGATCAGCTTCTTTCGGGTTGGAGCCAAGGAAGTAAGCTACATCCGGCCCAACATCAGAAGTCTGAATTGTCTCTGCCATAACGTCCGTGATGCGGAGGTTTGGATTGTACGCGACCTGTTCAAAGTCGTCATACTTGTTCCGAGCATCTTCTTCACGGTCATGGTAAGCTTCGACAAATTCGGTGCGCTGTTTTTGCGCTTCCCTCTTTGCGAGCAGTTCTTCGGCTTTGCGGGTGGCTAATGCGTCTGCATAGTCATCCACAGAGTTAAACTGATCGGCGGAGGGCATTGCCGCAGGAAGTCGATTGGCTTCCGCCGCCCGTGCCGCCTGTTCGCGTTCCCATTTACGTTGTTCTCTTGCAAGACGTTTGCCAATAGCGGCGTCCAATTCTTCCTGAGTGAAGGTCTTGGAGGCTTCTGTTGACTGTTCTTCCGGCGTTGTAACTTCGGGGGCTGGGGCTGCCGTAGCTTCCAGTTCCGGCGCGGGAGCATCCGCTAACACATCTTCCATTTTTTGACCCTTTCAAGTCCCTAGCTGTCCGCGCTAGTGCGGTTAGACAATTGGCTCCACCAACAGTTGATCACCACTTTCGGTAGCCAATATAACAAGACTTTCGGTTGCGAGGAATACGCCAATGATTGGCGTAGAGCCGGTTGCGCCCCCTAAAGTGGCTATGGTCCTAAGACCAATAGCCAAGCCATTTCTAATTGAACCCCCGAAGCTCATCGGATGTTCATTGGTTTAGCGTAAAGAGTGCCCCCAGCGCTAATCTGGATAGCGCTGACGCGCCAAGCACCACTTACGGTAAGTGGAACGGTAAATGGAACCGGGGTGTTGGCCGGCAGCGGAATAGAAGCTGTCGTAGCCGTTACACCTTCGCCAATAGTTACATAAGCGTCGGAAGTGCACCAAATCAGCACGCCCTGCGGTCCAGCAGGCCATGTACCCGTTGACCCGGCAGTGCCAGTGTAAGCCACTGTTCTAGCCGGAAATGAGGTGTCCGCGCATGTGTCTAAAAGTTCCATGATAAACCTTCTTTATTCAAGGGCTGCATTATGACAGAAAACGCAACTTATACAAGGTCTGAAGATAGAGGGCGACAATTTCGTCAATGATGTTCTGCAACGCGGTGTCTTTGGGGTCAACAACCTCATCGCGGCACTTTTCAATCTCGTCCAACTGATCGGCCAAAAACTCGGTTACGTTGTTGGTTTTTTTGGCGGACTGCAACGAAATTCCACCGACCAACCCGTGGCGCCCTTGGTAAGTTTCCGTAAAAGTATCAGCCAAATCAACGATATTCTCGTAGAATTTTTGCAATGCTTTGTGTTTTGCATAGCTACGCGTGTTGAGATGCACCGAGTGCGTAACGTCGCGTGCCAGAAACAACATGCCGATAAAATCTGCTGGGTTTTTCGACATTTTTAGCCTCTAATTGGTGCTTCTGGGTTAGCTTGATACGGCGACCAATGCGGTACCAAGACCGATGGCGCGCCGATTTCGGGGGCAATAGGTGGTGCGCCGGGCACGCCGGGTGCGGCTGGCTGTTCTTCGCCCATAAGCTGCTGATTTGGCATATCGGCCAACAAATCGCCGCTGGAAATCATGCCGTGAACCGTACCCAAAACAATGTCTTGGATTTGCTCTGGCGACATGGACGCCTGCAACGCCTGCATACGTTTGGTTTCGGCGTCGTACGCCTTGATTGCGGCTTCGAATTCTTTGCGCTCCAAATCTTGCACTTCGACCGATTTGTGGACAGATTGCAGCATGGCGTGCATTTTGTCCATTTCGGCCTGCATTGCCTGCATTTGCTGTTCGGCGGCCTGCAACTGTGGCGACTTGTCTTCGTCGGCAAGCAATTTGGGGTCAATGGTTTTAGCAAACCGTTGCGCCATTTCTTCTGCGCCCGGCCAATCCATGTTCTTAATGAACAGATCGCCTGCCACAGCCCAAAGCTGCGGGTTGCCCTGCAAGAGATGGGTCATTGCGTCAAGGGCTTCCTGACGCTTGGTCATATAGCTTGGGCCGGTGGTAACGCAAACGTCGTATTTGCCGACGCCTGGGTTGTAAATTTTGTCAATCACAATGTCGGGATTGTTAGGGTCTCTTAGTTCACGCATTGGCATTGGCTGCGTCGGGTCAATTTTGACCATGTTGGTCTCGCCGTCCACGCCAATGATGCGCGCTACCCGTTGGGTATCATAAATCTTGGGGATCATGTCAACGATCTGGCGGGTTGTGTAGCGAATTGCGCGGGCTAGGTTGTCCACATAGTGATACGTCCCCACGTCGCTCTGGTGCTCGCGTGCCAAGATGGCGCGACCGGAACGCTCATTGGACCTAGCTCCAAGGCTAGAGTCATACTGCCCAGTGGTGGATTTAATGTCGTCAGAGGCGCCAGCTTTAGCTTGAATGAGCCCTGATTGGACCATCGGCGGGGCTGCGCGCTGTGGAAGGGGCAAAACGCTGCCTTGGCCGTCTGTAACATCGGGATTAACCTCCAGATATGGCCAATTATTAACGTTTGCGGT